AAGAAAATAATAGTTTATGTGTACCCGTGTATAGTTGTAGAATAGCTAAATTGGTTCCATTCCATGTGCAAATTATATCGCATGTTCTTCATCCATTCTTACCACTCATTATATTTTGGGTTTTTATACCAATTGCAATGAATGCAATAAAAAAAGAGACGAATGAAATCGTCTCTCCAACACATATATACAAAGAATAACAAGAAGAATGGATATATACTATATTCTACTTTTGGTTATAAATACCTTTTTCTTTTATTATGTAAAAACAACGAGTACCGTGGGCAGAGACAGTACTCGTTGTTAAGGAATTGACTATGTTAATGAAGGTGCTCAAGATACTATATGTAAATATTGGTTATTTGACACAAAAACCGGAATGGAATTGGGATAAATAACTAAAATAGAAGTAGTTAACAAGGTCAAGTTTATGTGATTAATAGTTATGTAGAACTATATTTATATTTTTAATATATAAATTACTGTAAAATAAAATCATAAGTTATTCTGTAAGAATACTACATTCTTCTCTATTTACCTATGCTTACATTTTTGATAATTTATTATGATATCGATATTGATTTAAAGTGAATTAATAAAATTATAGCATCCATTCGGGTGCTTTTTATTTTGGAGGAGAAGAATTAATGAAAGTAGTTAGAGAGCATAATGGCAAGTATTATCTGACAGAGTATGATGAACCTCATGGTTGGTACGCTGCGGAGATTAGTTATGAAGCATTTAAACTACTTGAGCACCTGGATGCTTTTAATGATTTCTATAGTGTTGATTGGATAGATGATGAGGATTAGGAGAAAGAGTTTATCGTGAGGTGGGTGAATGGCAAAGGAATACGCGAGGAAGTTTTATAAGTCTACAGCGTGGAAGAAGTGTAGAGAATCATACTTCAAACTACGGCATGGTTTATGTGAAAGGTGCCAGGGAACAGGGAAGATCATTCACCATAAAGAGTACATAACACCTGATAACATTAATGATCCAGGGATTACATTAAGCTTTAGTAATCTAGAACTATTGTGCCAAGACTGTCATAACCATGAGCATCACGAGAAGAACAGTCCAGTGGTAGAAGGTGTCATGTTTGATGAGAATGGTGACTTGATAAGGAGTAATAGATGATGGAATACTTTGAAGTATTTTTAGCATTCTTTGTAGCTACTTTAGGTATGATGGTACCGGTTGCTTTATTTACTTGGTTTATTTTTTGGCTGGCCGATAGATATTGATAGTTGGATATTAAGAAGAGAATTAAGAAAGTAGAAAAAACTATATCCCCCCCCTATAAAAAATAAAATAAAGGGCCTAGGGGGACCGAGAGGGGAGCTTCGTGTAACACACAGGTCATTTTGCGTGACCCCCCTACCCCAATACAAATGAAGCGAGGTGTTATTGATGGCGATAAAGAAAGAATTAACAAAAGAAGATCGAGTTAAAAAGGAAATAAACAGACTTAAACGGATATATAAAGAAATGCCAAAAGATACCCTCTTGGTTGTGGAGGGGTTAATCGTTGAAGCGGCAGACTTGCGTGTACGATTAGAAGATATTCGAAAAGATCTTGATGAGAATGGGTATGATGAAATGTTCTCACAATCAGAGAATCAAGATCCATATGAAAGAGAACGTCCACAAGCTCGGCGTTATATATCGATGAATAAAAATTACCAATCTATCATGAAACAACTCGGCGATTATGTTCCTAAGATTCCACCAGAACCAAAGAAAAAGAGCGATGGGTTCGATGAGTTTGTAAACGGCCGTGATTAAGTACCCACTATCTTATAATCCAATTCTAGAATACTGGTACAAAATCGAAAGTGGAGAAGAAATTGTATCAAACAAAGTAAGACGAGTTTATAAAAAACTTGTTGATGATTTGAATAACCCGAATATCGAATGGGAATATAACGCTAACCGAGCGAATCATGCTATAGAATTTGTTGAGAACTTTTGTAAACATAGTAAAGGTAAAATGGGTGGAAAATCATTTTTATTAGAGTTATGGCAAAAAGCTATGACGGCCGCTTTATTTGGTTTTGTTCATAAAATAGATGGTATAAGAAAATACCGTGAGTTTATGTTAATTGTAGCCCGAAAAAATGGAAAATCAGCTTGGGGATCGGCAATTGCCCTTTATTTAATGGTTGCAGATAATGAACCAGGCCCCGAAATTGTATCGGCAGCAACTAAAAAAGATCAGGCTAAAATCATTTGGTCTGAAGCGAAGAGAATGGTGAAAAAATCACCAGTCCTTTCTAAAAGAATCCGTGCGTTAGTAGCTGAAATGATTTCAGATTTTAACGATGGTTCTTTCAAACCTCTTTCAAGTGATTCAAATACACTTGATGGACTTAACGTGCATTGTTCATTAATAGATGAACTACACGCCATTGAAGATAAGAATCTTTATGACGTTATTGTTGATGGTATGACAGCTCGTGAACAACCAATATCAATTATTACAACGACTGCTGGTACGGTTCGAGAAGGTATTTTTGATATTAAATATGAAGAAGCTGAACGTATTATCAATGGTTATGATGACCCAGATGGTTATAAAGATGAACGAGTTCTTCCTATTATTTATGAATTGGATAAACGCGAAGAGTGGACAGAAGAGTCTTGCTGGAAAAAAGCGAACCCAGGATTAGGTACAATCAAAAACTTAGATCAATTAAGAAGTAAGGTTGAAAAAGCGAAAGCAAATCCTATGCTTGTTAAGAATCTACTTACAAAAGATTTCAATATAAGAGAAACTTCAACCGAGGCGTGGTTAACCTTCGAACAATTAAATAATACCGCAATGTTTGATATTGCAGAATTAAAACCTTCCTACGGTATCGGTGGCTCTGATTTATCTTCAACTACTGATTTAACAGCAGCGAAGGTTATTTTTATGCTTCCAGATGATCCTGAGATTTATGTTAAGCAGATGTATTGGCTTCCAGAAGACTTACTAGAACAAAGGAGTAAAGAAGATAAGATACCTTATGATTTATGGTATGAACAAGGATTATTAAGAACAACGCCTGGTAATTCAGTTCATTATAAATATGTGACGCAATGGTTCTTAGAAATTAGAGATGAATACGGCATTTATCTTCCTTGGATTGGTTATGATAGATGGTCAGCTAAGTATTGGGTTGAAGAAATGGAAGGCTATTTTGGTAAAGAAGCTATGGTTCCAGTTGCACAAGGTAAGCAAACACTCTCAAGTCCAATGAAATTGTTAGGAGCTGACTTGGAATCAAAATTAGTAAATTACAACAACAACCCAATTGATAAATGGTGTCTTTCAAATACAGCGATTGATATTGATAAAAACTTAAACATACAACCGAATAAAACGAAGAATCAACGCCGTCGCATTGATGGAACAGCGGCACTTTTAAATGCTTATGTAGTCCTTCAAGAGAAGAGGAATGATTATCTCAACATGATTTAAGAAGGAGGTGAGAAATTGGGATTATTCGATAAGATATTCGGAAAAAAACAAGCGCCTACTACAACTCGTTTTGAAATGATAAACGACAATGGAGGTGGTTTTTTTTCATGGCAGGGTGATATTTTTCAAAGTGATATTATACGAGCTTGTATTCGTCCTAAAGCGAAAGCTGTCGGGAAGCTCATGGCTAAACATATTCGTGATAATGGCTTCGAATTCAAAATTAATCCAGAGCCATACATGAGATTCCTATTAGAAGAGCCTAACCCTTTAATGACAGGGCAAATGTTTCAAGAAAAAATGACTATTCAATTGGAACTGAATCATAATGCCTTTGCTTATATTAAGCGTAACGATATCGGTTATGCTGCTGAGATATATCCAATTCCTTGTAAGACAGTAGAAGTTGTTGAAGGAACATTTGGAGATATATTTTTGAAGTTTTACTTTAAAAACGGTAAACAAATGACTATACCATATGCAGATGTAATTCATTTACGTAAGGATTTCAACGATAACGACTTTTTTGGAGAACATCCAGGCAATGTATTGGCGCAATTAATGGAGATTGTGACAACTACAGATCAAGGTATTGTAAAAGCTGTCCAAAATAGTGCCATTATCAAATGGATTCTTAAATTCAAATCAGTTTTAAAGCAAGACGACATAGATATGCAAGTTGGTAATTTTGTAAAAAATTATTTGAATATCGACAATCGTAACGGAGGTGCGGCAGCAACTGACCCACGTTATGATTTAGAACAAGTGAAAAATGACGCGTTTGTTCCTGACTCTAAACAAATGCAAGAAACGGTCCAACGTATTTATAACTTTTTTAATACAAACGAAAAAATCATTCAAAGTAAATACAATGAAGACGAATGGAATGCATATTACGAATCAGAGATAGAACCATTAGCGATGCAGTTTGCTGGAGAATTTACCAGGAAGCTTTTTTCACGTAAAGAAAGAGGATTTGGAAACAAAATTATTTTTGAATCTTCTTCCCTTCAATACGCCTCAATGAAAACAAAGATGGATCTTGTTCAAATGGTGGATAGAGGAGCGCTAGTACCGAATGAATGGAGAGCGATTCTTTCACTTGGCCCAATTGAAGGTGGAGATAAGCCAATTAGAAGATTGGATACAGCCTTAGTTAAAGAAGGAAACGTCACTGATGAAGGAGGTGATAATAATGAACAAAACGGAACAAAGGGAACTAATAACACAAACGATGGAAATTAGAGAAGATGAAGATGGGAATAAAATGCTATCTGGATACGCTGTGAAGTGGGATAAGAATTCAGTAGTTATGGGTTATTATCGAAAATTCCGCGAACAATTCCGACAAGGTGCGTTCTTGGAATCGTTGCAAAAAGACGACCAACGGTTTTTGTGGGCACATGACACTTCTAAAGTGTTAGGAAGAACAAAGAACAACACTTTGCAATTAGCTGAGGATTCTATTGGATTGAGGTTTGAATTGACATTACCCAAAACGACGCTTGGAAATGACACATATGAAACGATTAAGCGTGGCGATGTTGATGGTGTTAGCTTTGGTTTTAGTATGATCACTGAGGAGATAGATGAACCTGACGATGACTTAATGTTACGAACAGTAACTAAAGCTAAGTTATTAGAGGTTAGCGCAGTCGCTTTTCCTGCTTATCCTGATTCGGAAGTTAGTGCGAGAGGTTACGATCCATATAAACATCATGAAGAAAGAAAACAGAAAGAAGAATTACGTAAAAAACTAATCTTAAAAACTTACTTATAGAGGAGAATGATATATGAATCGTTTACAAGAAATTTTACAACGTAAAACGGAAATCCGCACAGCACTAGAAGGTACTGGAGAAGTGGATTTAGTAGCATTAGAGACTGAATTACGCGAACTAAGCGAAGAACAAACGAGAATCGAAAATCGTCAGCGTTTACTGAAAGAAGCAGAGGTTATTAATAATAACGCTGAACCAAAAATCCGTACAGTAGTTGAAACGTTTAATAATGAGCCACCTCAACCAGATGTAGAGTTAGAAGCTTCAGAAAAACGTGGACAAGCATTGATGGAAAATCGTGCTGTTACTGTAGGAAGCGGAAATGTAGTATTACCAAAACATAGTGCTTCAGATATTCGACCTACTTTCAATGAAGTTTCTACACTGATTGATCGTGTATCTACAAAAACATTAAAAGGTGGAGAAAGCTACCAACAACCATACCTCGAAAGCTATGGTGAAGGTGATTATACAACTGAAGGTAGTGACTATGCTAATGCCGAGACAAAGTTTGGATATGCAGACATCACAAAAGCAAAAGTTACAGCTTATTCAGAAGACACAGAAGAGCTTCAAAAGTTACCAGCAGCTGATTACGATGGTGAGGTAATGAAAGGTATCACTGTAGCCACTCGTAAAAAGTTAACTCGTGAAATTTTAATTGGTACAGGTGCAACGAATCGACTTGTTGGTATTTTCTCAACAGCAGCTAAAGCAATCGATGCAGCGACAGATTTAGAAATCTCAAAAATTGATGCTTCCACTTTGGATGACATTATCTATAGTTATGGTGGAGATGAAGATGTTGAAGATGCGGCTGTTTTAATTCTGAATAAGAAGGATTTAAAATCTTTCGCTAAGCTTCGTACTACTGACGGCAAAAAAGTGTACAACGTTGTTTCTCATGGTAATTCAGGAACAATTGATGGTGTACCATTCATCATTAATAGTGCTTGTAAGGCAGTTTCTGATGCAGCAACAACAGCTGGTCAATTCAATATGGCTTATGGTCCATTATCAAACTATCAACTTACTATCTTCTCTGATATGGATGTACAACGTTCAACTGACTTCAAATTTAAGCAAGGTATGATTGCTCATAGAGGCTCTGTATTTGCTGGTGGTAACGTAATTTCAAAAAATGGATTCTTACGTGTTAAGAAAGCGGCTACTGTTTAATAGCCGCTTTTTCATTTGAAATAAGGAGGTATCTTTTATGTCTGAAAAGAAAATGCAAGAATTTAAAGTAATTACAGCATTCCGCGATAAGTTCTCTTATGTGCATTATAGTGTTGGAGAATCATATAAAACAGATGACCAAGAAAGAGCGGAATTCTTACAAAAAGAAGGATTCTTAGAAACTGAACCAGTTGGTGATTATAAGCCTGTTGTTCCTGAAATTGTCCATGTTGGCGGAGGATATTATGAACTCCATAACGGGGAAAAGGTTAAAGGAAAAGAAGCAGCACTTAAAACGTTAAAAGAACTTGAACCAGTTGGTGAGTAAACATGATGCTTGAAGTGGTAAATAAGGCATTGCGTGTCTCTCATAATGCTCTAGATGATGAAATTGATGATTTAATTGAAGCGGCTCGAACTGATTTGAAGTTATCTGGTGTCTCTGGTTTTAAATCAAATGATGATACAGATCCATTAATTAAACGAGCAATAATTATGTATACAAAAGCTAATTTTATTGCTGACGTTAAGGAAGCAGAGCGATTCCAATTATCGTATAACATGCTTAAGAATCATCTTACTTTAGCGGGTGATTATAAATGAACGATATTCTACACTTCCCAATAGTTACAGTCATTGAAGATGATTTAGGACAAAAAGAGGAAGTAAGAACGTTTAATAGACAAGTATTTTGTAAAAAGAAATCTGTTCCCCAATCAGAATTCTTTCAAGCTGGTCAAAGTGACATTAAAGCGAGTTGTGTTTTAATTGTTCATGTTCTGGATTACCAAGAAGAACGTGAAGTTAAGTACTGCAAAAAAGAATACAACATATACCGCACATACGAACCGGATGATGAAAAAATTGAGTTGTACTGTGAGGTGATAGCTGGTGGCTAGTATCGATAGTCTAGCAAATGATATCGCTAGAGAACTACAAAGGTATGGGAAAGAAGTAGAAGAAAAGTTAGAAATAGAAAAAGAAGAAGTTGCAGATAATCTAGTGAATGATTTGAAAGAAAACAGTCCAAAAAGTGAAAGTCAAGGTGGACGTAAATATTCGAAAGGGTCGCGTAAGAAAAAGGAAGGTAATGCATTTATTGTTCATAATGCATTAAAACCTCAGATTACACACTTATTAGAGAAAGGACACGCAAAAGTGAATGGTGGCCGTGTTCCAGCTATAGTGCATATCGCTCCTGCTGAAGAAAAAGCAGCAAACGAACTTTTAGAGCGAGTTGAAAGGGCGATTCAACAATGACCTTAGGTGAATTAAAAAAGATTCTAGATGCTGCAGGTTATCCTGTGGCTTATTCGCATTTCACGGCTACTATAATCAATCCCGTACCTAAACCGCCTTTTATTTGCTATCTTGTGACTGGTTCACCGAACATGATTGCTGACAACAAGGTGCATTTAAAAATAAGCGATGTAAATATTGAGCTTTACACAGCAAAAAAAGACTTGGTTGCAGAAGCCAAACTCGAACAAGTATTAGATGACAATGAGATCCCCTATGAGTCATCTGAGATTTATATAGATTCCGAGAAACTATTTCAAAAAATATACGAAACGAGGTTGATATGAATGGAGAATAAAGTTATTTTCGGTCTAAAAAAAGTACATTATAGCGTGATTACTGAAGATGCAACAGGAAAAATCACTTATGGCACAGTTGGAAAATTACCTGGTGCTGTCGAAATGAAATTGGAGCCAAAAGGTGAACAATCAGATTTTTATGCTGATGATAGCAATTACTACACTGAATCAAGTAACCAGGGTTATGAAGGTACATTAAATATCGCTAATATCCCAGAAGCATTCCGTACTGAAGTTTTAGGTGAAGTTTTAGACGAAGTGGACAAAGTTATTACAGAAGTTTCGAATGCAAAAATTAAGAAAATTGCTCTTATGTTTGAATTTGATGGTGATGTAAAAGCGACACGTCATGTAATGTATAACGTTTCTGTGTCACGTCCTGGAATTGTTTCTTCCACAAAGAGTGATAAAACAGAGCCAACTACAACAGAATTGAAATTTGTTGCATCTCAGCATCCAGAAAAACTTACTGTGAAGACTTCCACAACAGCAGGTACTCCAGCAGGAATTTACGATGCTTGGTATACAAAAGTTTACGAAAAAGTAGCGGGGGCGTAATTAGATGGAAAAGACAATTATAATAGATGGAAAACAAGTCAGATTAAAAGCTACAGCGGCAACAGTTAAACGATATAAAGCACAATTCAGACGTAATTTATTTGCAGATATGATGGGGTTAGGAGCGATTAATGCTTTAACTTCACCAGATGGGTCAGAACAACCTATTGATATGTCTAATGTTGATATAAGTAAAGTGGACTTCGAACTTATTTATGACCTAACTTGGTTATATGCTAAAACGGCTAATCCAAACATTCCAGATCCACTGACATGGTTAGATGGATTTGATGAATTCCCTATTGAAGAAATCATGCCGGAAATCATGGAATTAGTTCAAGTCACTATGGGAGCAAAAAAAAAATAACAGGAAATGATGAAGAGCAAGGAACTTTCGGTGATGAAGGGTTAACAACCGATACGTTCCTTGCTCTTTGTTATAAAGCGAAATTAACACGTTGGGATTTAGAAGATATGACAATCGGTGATTGCTTTGATTATATTGCTGAATTCGCTGAAATGGAAAATCCAGATAAAGAAAAATCAAGAAAAGCGAAGCAAACAGATTACGATTCTTTCTAAGAAATGAGGTGAGAATATGGCAGGAAGAATTAAAGGGATTACTATCTCTATTGATGGGGAAACCACTGGACTACAAAACGCCTTAAAAGATGTTAATAAGCAAAGTGATTCTTTGGCTAAAGAGTTAAAAGACGTTGAACGGTTGTTGAAATTTAATCCAGGTAATGTGGAAGCATTAGCACAAAAGCAAAAGTTGCTTACACAACAAATTGAAAATACAACACAGAAGCTAGATAAATTAAAGGCAGCAGAACAACAAGTACAAGCGCAATTTCAAAACGGAAAGATTTCGGAAGAACAATATCGTTCATTTAGGCGTGAAATTGAATTTACACAAAGGTCTCTTGATGGTTTGAAAAACAAACTCGGTAACATGAAAACCGAACAAGAAAGTGTAGCAAATTCAACAAGACAATTAGAAACTTTATTTCATGCTACAGGAAAGAGTGTCGATGATTTTGCAGGGGCATTAGGAAATCGTCTTGTGAATGCAATTAAGAGCGGAACAGCTACAAGTCGGCAGTTAGAACAAGCAATTGGTCTTATCGGAAGAGAGGTATTAGGCGCGGAAGCGGATATTGAAAAATTACAACGTGTGCTTCGATCTGTGGATGATGGTAATTCAATTCAACAAGTACGAAACGAATTACGAGATTTACAACAAGAAGCCCAAAGGACGCAAAGAGAATTTAAAGAGTTAGATATTGGTTTAGAAAATGTACTTGGGGCGATGGTTGCCGGCGGTGGTATTGCAGGAACCATTGAACAAGCGCTTGATATGTCTAAACTGAAAACAAAAATTGATATAACTTTTGATGTCCCTGAGTCCTCCAAAAAATCAGTTGAGGAAGCTGTTAGAGGTGTAACTGCCTATGGCGTGGATGCAGAAGCATCTTTAGATGGTGTACGTAGGCAATGGGCTTTGAATAAAGGTGTAAGTGATGAAGCGAATGCAGCAGTTGTTAAAGGAGCGGCAGCTATTTCACAAGCCTATTCTGGCATTGATTTTAATGAATTAATTCAAGAAACACATGAAATTGCTAATGAATTAGGACTAACCGATGATGCCGCATTAGTTTTAACAAACTCTCTTTTAAAAGTCGGTTTCCCACCGGAACAATTAGATATTATCGCTGAATATGGAGGTCAGTTAACAAGAGCTGGTTACAACGCTGAGGAAGTCCAAGCAATTATGGAAGCTGGGGTTGAAACTGGCACGTGGAATATCGATAATCTTTTAGATGGATTGAAAGAAGGTCGTATTAAAGCGGCTGAATTCGGTCAAGGTGTCGATAAAGCTATGAAGGAAACGCTAGAAGGTACTAATATCTCAGCTGAACAATTGCAAAAATGGGGAGAAGCTGTAGCAAATGGCGGTCGTGAAGGTTCAGCCGCTATGACTGATATTGCACTAGCATTATCGCAAGTAGAAGATGAAACAAAGCGTAATGAATTAGGGGTAAAGCTTTTCGGTACAATGTACGAAGACCAAGGACAGAATATTATTAACACATTACTAGGAGCGAAAGAAAAAACAATTGATTTTAAGCAAGGACAAGATCAATTAAATGATTCCATTAAGAAAATGGATGCGAATCCAGCTGTTAAAATGCAAAAGGCTTTAGGTGATTTAAAGATGGCGCTAGAACCAGTGTTATCAGTTGTAGCTGATCTGGTATCTAAATTTGCAGAATGGGTTACTAATAATCCAGAATTAGCAGCAACATTGGCAACTATTGCAGTAGCCATTGGTATAATATCAGGTGCAATTATGGCACTTGCACCGATAGTTGTGACAGTCATGAGTATCTTTGGGATTGGGGCAGCTGCAGCGTCTTTACTTGTTGCAGCGATTCCCCTTATCGTAGCCGCCATAGCCGCTATAGGTATAGCCATTTATAAAAACTGGGATTCCATAAAACAATGGACTATAGAAATCTGGAATTCTATTAAAGAATATTTAATAGGACTCTGGGACGGTATCGTTCAATCATCTAGTGAAGCGTGGAATTCATTTTTAGAAACAATGCATGCATTCTTTGAACCAATAGGTGAATTCTTTAGTAGCCTATGGTCTGGAATTGTGGAAACGGCTTCTTCCTGGTGGTCTTCTTTAGTTACAACAGCTTCCGAAATGTGGGCAACACTCGTACAATCTTGGCAGGAAACTTGGAATACAATTCTTACCGTTTTAGATCCAATCATTTCATTTATCGCAACAGTTTTAGACGCAGGTTGGCTACTTATTCAGGCAGGAGCGCAAATCGCATGGGCAGCTATAAGCCGATATATGATTCAACCAATTCAAGAAGCTTACAATTGGGTGAGTACAACAATCGGTGAAATGGTTACTTGGCTTGGTACACAATGGGAGGCAGTAAAATCATATACATCAGCAGCGTGGAGTTTGGTAAAACAGTATGTTATCCAACCTGTTCAAGAATTGTGGAACACAACAAAAGAAAAATTGAATGACTTAGCGAATTGGATATTATCAAACTGGGACAAAATCAAAACTTATACACTCACAGCTTGGAATTTAGTGAAGCAATATGTCATTCAACCGGTAACTGAAGCTTACAATTCAGCGAAAGAAAAGTTTGAAAATTTATATAACAGTGCTAAAGAAAAATTTGATGCGGTCAAGAATGCAGCACAAGAAAAATTCGATGCGGCTAAGCGTAACATCATTGATCCAATCAAAGAAGCGGTTGGTAAAGTTGAAGAGTTTATTGGGAAAATCAAAGGATTCTTTGAAGGTTTAAATCTTAAAATACCTAAACCTGAAATGCCACTTCTTCCACATTTCAGCTTACAAACAAGCACAAAAAATGTTTTAGGGAAAGACGTTACTTATCCATCTGGAGTTAATATTGACTGGCGTGCAAAAGGTGGTATCTTCACTAAACCAACTATCTTTGGAATGAATGGCGGCAATTTACAAGGAGCTGGAGAAGCGGGACCAGAAGCAGTTTTACCATTAAATAAAAAGACACTTGGAGCTATTGGTGAAGGTATTGCTTCAACTATGATTGGGACTACTAGCGCTATGAATCAATTAGTGGGGGATATGAGTCGCATGATGGATAGTTCTATGGAACAACTATCAGGATTAAAAACTGTTATGACCGGTGTATATGGCAGCATGTCAAATAGTAAACAATCAATGGTTAGCGATGTTACAAACCAGATAGTTCAAGCAGGTATTGAAAACCGTTCGGTTACACAACCAGGAAGTGCAGCAGGAAATGGAAATGCTACGATTCAGCTCGTAATAAATGAACAAGTTCTCGGAGATGTTGTTGTGCCTATCGTCGATATTGCACAAGGACGACAGTTGAATACAAGATTACTCTTTTCGGGGGTGAGATAATGCATGTGATCATAGAAAAAATGAACGGAGAACGATACAAACTTAGTAAAGAAACGGGTTATATTCTTTTAAAGTTTCGTCTAGAATCCATAAAGGTAAATAAGTTAACAGAAAGGATTAGCGGTGGACCTCTCATCCGTTTAGGTACTGAAATTGACGGGCGGTTTATTCATACAGATGTCCTATTTACTGCGTATGATTTCCCAGACCACGTTTTAAAACGTAATGAATTTTTCAAAATACTTGATTCAAGGGAAGATTTTTATGTTATATACAGCGAAGAACCGGGAAAGCGTTGGTTAGTAAGTGCTGAAGGATTCACACCTGAACCTTTGTCTAGAACTTTAGGAAGATGTGAATTAGTTCTTTACTCGACATCACCATATTCTGAATCGATAGGAACTACTTTAGATCCATTCACATTTGATTCAGCTCTGTGGCAAATAGGACAAGGAATACTCGCAGACGATATAAAGTATACACATAGTACTACAACTTTCAGCATTTACAATGCAGGTGATGTACCACTTAATCCACGGAGGATGCCGCTATTAATTACGTTTAAAGGTGCTTCAACTAATTTAAAGATAAAAAACAAGACAACCGGTGATGAGTGGTCTTATACAGGAAACACTTCAGCAAATGACACGATAAGAGTAGATCAAGTGAGATTCACGAAGAACAGCCTATCTATCGTGCGAGATACAAACAAAAAGTTAATTACACTAAATTCAGGATTTAATGACTTTGAAATTACAGGCGCTACGGGCGCCTTTTCTATTTCATTCGATTTTAGATTTTACTATCTATAGACGGGAGGTGAACGTTTGAATTTAATTACAATTACAGATATAGCAGGAAACACAGAAATATTAACTGGATTTAAGAGTTTGAATCGTGTAAGGAAAGTGAACGGAGAAAAAGTCGTAAGTTTTCTTATCGTACCAACAGAAGAGAATAAATATGCTTTCCCGCTTGTTCAAGAAGAAAGTAAGATTGAATTTGATGGAGAGACTTATGTAATTAAGTACGTAGTCGAAAGGAATATTGGTAATACATTTTTTAAACGTGTTGAATGTATTCATGATTTCTTTGTGAAGATGATCGATAAACAAAAATATGAAGTCCATAATGGCAGCATGACATTTCGGAACGCGCTAGATTTCGTATTTGAAGGTACTGGGTATCAAACAGCGATAATCGATTCGTTTTACGCTCAAGACTTTGAGAACTTTGGGAAAGACAATCGCTTATCATTATTGAAAAAGGTATTAGAACGATATAAAGGTGAAATGTCCATTAGTGGAAATTTAGTTAGATTTAAAGCGAAGATCGGTGAAGATACTGATTTTCAATTTAGGTATAACTTTAATATAAAGACCTTCGAACGTACTATTGATACCAAATCACTTGCTACATACATTCGAGGGTATGGTAAAGATGGATTAATGAGAGAATACACAAGTCCAAACGTTCCTATATTTGGCTTTCTTGAAGCTCCTATGATTGATGATGAACGATACAGCACAATATCAGGATTAGATAACGCTTTAAAAGAATCCTTACAAGACACTCCTATCATCAGCATGACGCTTGATTTTATAGATTTAAGAAAAGCCGGATATCCTTACATTATCCCAAATGAAGGAGATCGGGTTCTTTTAATTTATGAGCCAATGAATGTGGATATCGAAACGAGAATCATGGAGATTGATGAAGAATTCAACAATGAATTAGAAATAATTAGCTGCAAAGTTACACTAGCAAACTATAAAAAGGATTTTTCAGGAACTCTTCTTCAAACGATACAAAAATCATTAAAGGGCATTGTGAATAATGATGGAAAAATAATATACAACGCTCTTGATGAAGCAGTAAAACGTGCAACGCAAGCTATTAAAAACGCTCAAACAGAGCTAGTTTTCGAGAATGGAATACTTGCCGTCGACCCTAATAACCCCAATAACCTTGTTGCTTTCAATAGTGCTGGTATTGGGGTTAGTCGTGATGGTGGGAATACATTTAAAGAAGCGTTAACTTATGAGGGTTTAGTTGCATCTGTAGGGGTTATAGGACAATTTGAAGCAAATAACATCAGAGTGGGTCCAGAAACAACTTTTGATGCAGGATATGACCCCGCAAAGAAACAAGGTGGCGGTAGGAATATACTTAAAAACACATCCGACTTCGAACAGAATGAAATGTGGGGAGATAACGGACAGGGTGGCGGTGTAGTAGATACTTCTGTCGTCTATAACGGCAAAAGAACATTGAGAATTCCCATGCCGCAAGGTGTTAGGTATCTAGAAGGTAATATTCCTTTAAAAAGAGGTACTTACTATACGTATTCCGCTATGGTTCGTGGTTCTGCAGCAGGAAACGGAACAGAATTAACACCGCTTCATTTTTGGGCGCATACATCCAAAAATACAAGTGGTCAAATGACTACCATCGTAAAATATGATCAGTCCATTTTAGATAAACAGTGGAAAAGGGTGTACGTTACATTTTTAACACCAGCGGATAAAGATTTGTACTTCTCCCCTTACATTTTCAACGGATTACCTACTGGGACATTACATGTAATTGAAATGTCGTTTCAAGAAGGTGACGTACTAATGGATTGGACAGCCAATCCTGATGAAGTTAGATCAAAAATGCAACAAATTAGAACAGATTTACGTTTAACCGCACCACTTCCAACGACAATTAACCTGGACATGAACGGAATTACAGCCAATACATCCAAATCAGATTCTTTTGCTAGATTGGATTATCGCGGCATGTATATAAAAAAGGGTGCCATACAAATAGAACGAGCAGATGGATATAACTTAATCATAGATGGTACAGCAAACTTTGATATGGGTGTCAGTTCACATGAGCCTCCATTTATGGGGCCTGGTGTTGCTTATAGTGCTTATTGGTATGCAACGCGTAATACAACGTGGTCAAACTGCAATTTCTTTACCTTTAAACACACGGGAAGATACTTAGTTTTCGCTCTGAGTCTTGCGGTTGACTCTGGTTCATCTGCACAAGTGAAAATAGTCGATAATGATGGTGCTGATTTATGGTTTACGTCACATAATAAAACGATTAATGACAACTATTACATTAATCCAAGAATTGATTTAGGCGTGCCGACAGGTCAAATGAAATACGTGTATTTAAGAACAGCTTCAAACAGTGCGGATCATACATCATATGTAAGGGTGCTAAGCAAATGGCAAGAGGGGTGATATGAATGGAATTGAAAGAAAAGTACGAACTTAACGAACGATTCAAAACATTTATTTATGCTGATTCGGATGAAAATGGAAACATAACGCAGGTAGAATGTGGACAACGTATCATCCCTAGTCAAGATTATATGCATTTTTTCAGAGTAGATCGCTATATTGCAGATACGATTTGGAATTATAGAGTTGTAATAAACGGAAGAGTTGCAGAATTGCAAGCAATCGACCTTGAAATAGAGAACACAGTAAAAGAAAGATATTTTTCTCAAACTAAAGAAGAACTTGAAAAACAAAAAGAAGAGATGGAAGCTAAAATCCGCCAACTTGAAGAAGAATTAAATAATAGATCATAACGCCATAAGGAGGTTAACACATGACAATAAAAGATCTAGGAACTAACATGGACAGACAATGGCGCATTGATTTGAATGACAATTTTAGAGAGTTATCTGGATTTACAGAGTCAGCGACAAACGCTTTGAGTAAAGCAAACGACGCTGAACAACAATCTATTTCCGCGAAGCAAAATGCAGACTCAGCTAAACAATTAGCTCAAGAAGCGAAAACGAAAGCAGATAGTGCAAATAATACATCTAATTCTGTCCAAGAACAATTGAATCAAATAGTAATAGAGGGAGATTCTTCTGTTGAAGCAGCACAAGCAAGGTTGGATGAGAAAGGCGTTCTACATCCAACCTTAAAAAATAGGATGGATGCAGATTCTACTAAAATCGGGGTTTTACAGCAAGATATACCGATAGAAAGACAAAGGCAATATGCTAAAATAATAAAAAACAATACTATTTCAGCGTTAAGCAGGTATGCTTTCCCTACAACATTTTCATTAAGATATGATGAATCGCCAATCGTTTTTACAGACAGTAAAGGCGGATACGTCACGAATTTCGATGTATCTAATTTTAGACATACTGGTGGGAAGACGGTATATGTAGATACAATTAACGGCTTATCAACAAACGACGGCCTTTCAAGAAATACACCTTGTCAATCAGTTGAAAAAGCTCTTGTACTTTCTAGTAATGGTGATACAATCCTCATCATTAATGTGGAAGGAAGTGTGATTGGCAGGGCTGGATGGGCACCAGACGGAATCATTACTAAAAACGTAAATATCATCGCCGAAAATAAAATCATAATCTTTAAAGGTGATATTCCATCTTGGACACCTTCCCCTGGTTATGCGAATGTATATGAAATTACAAGAAGTTTTGTAACAAGACTTGTTGATATGAATAGTATCAATGTACCAGTTGAATATAAAAAAGTTGGTTCTGTCAATGAAGTGCAAGCTAATGTTTATTCTTGGTATTGCGACGGCACCAAAACTTATGTGAATTGCGGATCTAACAAAGTCCCAAATAATAAGGTTTTACCGCTACTTGTAACAGGAAAGAGTATGGTCTCAAATGCCGCTACCCAAAACAGTAAGATTTATTTGGAAAATTTACTATTAGTTGGCGGTGATAAAAATGTGCATATTGTAGGGGACGCGAATTTCAATGCGCATGAACTGTATACAAAGAATTGTACATTCTACTTTTCAACCGCTTTAGATGCGGTATTGACACAAAATGCAAAGCGTTCCTATCATCAAAATTCCATTGCCGCTTACTCGGTTAAAGATGGTTTCAATTATTCGACCACCATTGGTAATAGTAATATTGTCGACTTCATTGAGGTGAATTGTAAGGGTTTTGCGAATGGAGATAATACCATAAACACAGCAAATACTCACAATGGCTCAACAGCTCATGCAAAAAGTCGCGGAGTAAAGATTAATTGTACTTATTATCATAATGTAGGTGGACAACTTATAGATGTACAAGGTGTAAAAAGTGTTAACTTAGGTTGTATAACGTTCAATAGTAGATCATCTGATGTAAGTTACAGTCATGGAATGGGGACGCAAGGGGCACAAGGAGTAGAAAGTTGTGAATTATGGTTTGAAGGGTGCATAAGCTTTGGGAATGTATCTGATGTTTATGTCCCATCAGGGGAAACCGTCCATGTTAGAATATGTCAATACGACACTGTTAGTGGTGGCGGAATAAAAGATTTTGACGCAAGACTTTAATAAAAAAATGGGTTTTATAACAAAGCGAAGCGTGCATATAGCAGGCTTTTTATTTTGAGAAAAGGAGTGGAAATATGGATCGAATTGACGTATTAACGAAAACATTTATAGCTGCATTCGGAGGGTTTTGCGGATACTTTTTGGGAGGATGGGATACAACATTGAAAGTTCTAGTAATCATGGCAGCTATCGACTATATCACGGGAGTATTCGCAGCAGGTTACAACGGGGAATTAAAAAGTAAAGTTGGTTTCAAAGGCATCGCCAAAAAGGTGGTGCTTTTTCTTTTAGTTGGAGTAGCAACTCAGTTAGATACAGCGCTTGGAAGTAATAGTGCTATTCGAGAAGCGACAATCTTTTTCTTTATCGGAAATGAGTTACTTTCACTTTTAGAAAATGCTGGACGAATGGGGATTCCTTTACCTTCAGCATTAACGAATGCTATCGATGTTTTTGGTAAAGAGAACCAAAAGACAAGCTCTGAATATACTAATAAAAAAGGAGATGTTGAGTAATGGCGCGTTATAGTTTACATGGAG